GTCGTCCGTGCGCGTGTTCCGCGACCCGGAAACAAAGGTCATGGTGTATCAATACGGGCAGCAGATGTTCACCGCGTCGGACATCCTGCACATCCCAGGCCTAGGGTACGACGGCGAAGATAGCCTGACCGGCTTCTCGCCGGTTGGCTACATGGCCCAGGCCTTGGGCATGACGCAAGACGCCGAAGGCTACGGGGCCAACTTTTTCCGCAACAACGCCACGCCGCCTGCTTACATGACCGTGCCGCAAGCGTTGAGCAACGAGGCGCGGAAGAATCTGCAGACCTGGCTCATGGAAAGCTTCGGCGGCGTTCGCAACGCTGGAAAGATCGGCGTGCTTGAGCAGGGGGCGGAAATCAAGACGGTGGCTATTAATCACCGGGACATGCAGTTTTTGGAGTTGCGCCAGTATCAGAAGGCCGACATCTGCTCCATTTTCCGCGTGCCGCCGCACATGATCCAGGACCTGACGCGTAGCACGAATAACAACATTGAGCATCAGGGCATCGACTTTGCCACGCACACTATCCGGCCTTGGCTGACCCGCATCGAGAAGCGGATTAACCTGCAACTGTTTGGCCCGCGCGAGGCGACGAATTACTACGCCGAGTTTAACATGGACGCCTTGTTGCGCGGCGACGCGGCCAGCCGGGCGAACTACTACAGCGCCATGCGGAACATAGGCGCGCTGAACGCGAACGAGATCCGCTCGAAGGAAAACATGAACCCATACGACGGCGGCGAGCTGTATCTGGTGCAGGGTGCCATGGTGCCGGTCGCGCAGGCCGGCGCGTTTCAGGGAGGTCAGCAATGAATGTAGACCAAGCACAGCAGTTACTACTCCAGACGCCGCAATCGCTTGTGTCCTCGCTGCGGCCCGCCGACCTCCTGCAAATGCCGGAGGAGGGCGACAAGGTCGAGTTACCCGGAAAGCGCAAGCGCGACGTGCTGTTCTATAGCGGCGCGAAGGTCGAGCGCGTCGACATGTGGTCTGGGGACGCCTACGACCTGTCGTTTGCCATGGACGGCGGCGACCTGACGCAGCTGGCAGGCAAGCCCGTTCTCGACGGTCACCAGCAATATGAAGTCGAGTACGTCCTCGGCGTGGTGGAGAGCCCGCGGCGTACCCGTCGCGGCTACGAGGCGACGTTGCGGTTCAGCGACCGCGAAGATGTTGCGCCGGTCTGGCAAGACATCGAGGACGGCATTCTTACCAGCGTTTCCATGGGCGTTCAGATCGTGGAGATGACGCAAGCGCCGGATTCGACGGTCAAGCGGCCACACCTGCTGGCGAGCAAGTGGAGACCGTTTGAGATCTCCATTGTGCCTATTGGGGCCGATCCCGGAGCCAAGTTTCTTTCGGCCAGCCTTTCGGCGGCCAAACGAATTTCTACCGCGCCCAGCGCGGCTGAAAACCACGCCCGGCACGAGTTGGCGCTGCGAGAGCGGCGCTGGCGGGTGTTGGGCAAATAAGGAGCACACATGACGAAACGAGAACTACTCTCCTCCGTCTCCGCGCTGGAAAACGACTACAGCGCATTACTGGCGGCCTCTGCGGTCGCCGCCGACCAGGTGGCGCATCTCGCCACCGTGGACGCCAAAGAAAACGAACTGAAGTCCGCCCGCGAGCAACTGGCGGCGGTCGAGGCGCTCGAAGCGCGGGCCAAGCAGAACGTAACCCGTGAACCCGCCCGCGTCATCAGCGACAACGAAGCGAAGCGGCCCTGGGCCAGCTTCGGCGAGAACCTGCAGGCCATTGCTTTTGCTCAGTCCCCTGCTGGCTCGTTCCAGGGCCTTGGCGGGAAAGTTGACAAGCGACTCTTCGAGACGCTGACCGCCACCGGGTCCTCGGCCAGCGTACCGGCCGACGGCGGCTTTGCCATTGCGACGACGTTTTCGGACCTGCTGCTGCGGCGGGCCCGCGAAACGGCTAGAATCTTCCCGCTAGTTAACGAGATCCCGATGGACGAAGGTTCGGACTCTATCGACTTGCCGTATATCGACGAGACCAGCCGCGCCAACGGTTCGCGTTGGGGCGGCGTCCAGGCGTACTGGACCGGCGAAGCTGACGCTCCGACGGCTACCAAGCCCAAATTTTCGCGCCACGAATTGCGGCTGGAATCGCTGAAGTGTTTGACCTATGCCACGGAGCGCCTGCTCCGCAATGCAACGGCCATGGGCGCTGTGCTGGAAAACGCCTTCGCTTCCGAGATTGCCTTCAAGCTGGACGACGCGATCTGGCGCGGCAACGGCGTCGGCATGCCACTGGGGTTTAGCGTGCAGAATTACGGCGCGCAGCTGCTCGTGCAGGTTGCCAAGAAGTCCGGCCAGACCGCCGACACCTTCGTCATCGAAAACGCTACGGCCATGCTTTCTCGCCTCCTGCGCGACCCGGGCGACCGCATCGCATGGTTTTGCAACCCCGACACGATTGGCCAATTCCCGCTGCTGACCGTGGGAACCCAACCGGTGTTTTTACCGAACAACAGCGCAGCCGGAAGCATGCAGTACGGCACATTTTTTGGCTTCCCGGTGATTGTTGTTGAGCAGGCCGAGACGCTCGGCGACGCCGGCGACATTGTGCTTGCCAACATGTCTAAGTACGTGATGATTACGCAGGGCGGTCTTCGCGCCGCGCAGTCGATGCACGTTCGGTTTATCTTTGACGAGAGGACGTTTAAGTGGAGCTTTGACGCCAACGGCCAGAGCAGCGTCAAGCAGCCTATCACTGCATTTAAGGGGCCGAATACCTTGTCGCCGTTTGTGACGACTGCGGCCCGCGCCTAATTACTAACACCGGAGCGGGCGGCGCAAGTCGCCCGTACTAAGGAGACCCACCATGCCTCGCTACGAACTTCTGAACAATTTGCATTTCATCAAGGGACTTGACCCGGTGGCCGACGCTTTCAGCGGCACGGTTACTTCAGACGTTGTCAGCCTTGAAAACTTTGAAAGCGCGATTTTTCTTGTCTACAAGGGCGTCGGCTTAACTGGCACTTCGACTATAACTGTCGAGGCCTGTGACGACTTCGTCCCGACCAACACCAGCGCTGTGGGCTTCCTCAGCAAGTCCATCACGTCGACCGACATTCAGGGCGCGATGACGGTTCGCGCGGCGGCCGGTTTTACCACGACCGCTGGTAGTAGCCAGATTTACGCGATCCAGGTTAACGTCGAAGAGTTGGTCGCCAGCGGCTATCCTTGCGTCCGTCTGAAATGCGTCGAGGTTGTCGATTCGCCTGTTCTGGGCGGCATCGCTATCGCTCTGGCTGGCCCGCGCTTCGGCGGCTCTGCCACCGCAACTGAAATCGCCTAACGCATGGATCTACGTCTCCAGCTTGTGACCGGCCCGACCGGCTACCCGCTCGAAGCGGCCGACCTTGAAGCGCACTCCCGCGCCATGGGCCAGCCGCTAGAGCAGCTGGAGCCGTATCTCTTTGCGGCAACCGACCACATCGAAACGATCACCAATCGCCGCTGTCTGACGCAGACCTGGAAGCTTTTCCTGGACTGCTTTCCAGGCAGCGGCATTATCCACCTGCCGTACTCGCCGCTGGTGTCGGTCGCGCACGTCAAGTACACCGACTCGACTGGCGTACAGCGCACTTTTGCGGCGACCGAGTACGGCGTATCGACGGCGCGGACGCCGGGAGCCATCGTTTTGGAATACCAGAAAGACTGGCCCACCGACACGCTCCGGAACACGGACCCAATCGAAGTACAATTTACGTGTGGGTACGGTCTGCCGACACAGGTACCGCACCAACTGCGCCAGGCGATTCGCATGTTGGCCGCGCATTTTTATGAGCACCGCGAGGCGGTCATCATCGGCACCACGTCTGCGGTCGATGAGCGCGAGTTGCCGTTTGCAGTTTCGGCGTTGATTGCGCCGTTCCGGGTGTGGTTATGAAAGCAGGCGCTTTGCGACATCTAATTATCATCCAAGAGCCGACCATCGCAGTGGACGCCAACGGCGACCGCACCGACACTTGGACCGAGTACGCGACGACCTGGGCGAGCATCGAGACCGGCAACGGGCGCGAATTTTTCGCGGCGCGGCAGGTCATGGCCGATCTGACGCACACCATTCGGCTACGGTACGTCGAGGATCTGAAGCCTGAGATGCGGGTTAAGTACGCTGACCAGAAGACCGGGAAGACTCGCTACTTTAATATCAGGACGATCTTGAACCCGGACGAGCGCAACGAGATGCTTGTGATGCAGGCGTTAGAGGTGCTTATC